ATGGCCACTATTCGCGCTCGGCGCAACGCCGATGGAACGGTGATGTACACCGCGCAGATTCGTATCAAGCGCGGAGGCGCGCAAGTCTATCAGGAGAGCGCAAGTTTCAGCCGGAAAAAGGCCGCTGAAGCATGGGCGCTCCGTCGGGAGGCTGAATTGGCGGAGCCCGGTGGCTTGGAGCGGGCGACGAAAAAGGGGGTACTGCTTCGGAACATCATCGCCCAGTACCTGGCCGACCGGGATAAGACTCGCCCGCTGGGTAAGACCAAGATCGCCACGCTGACCGCCATCGCCGCTTCCCACCTGGGCGATACCATCGACCGGGATATCACCAGTCAGGTGCTCGTTGACTATGCGCTGTGGCGCATGGGGCCGGACGGGGGAGGGGTGAAGGCGCAGACAGTTGCCAATGACCTGGCACATCTTGGGTCGGTGTTAGGAGTGGCGGAGGCAGCCTGGGGGTATCAAGTCGACCCGGACGTTATGGCGAAAGCCCGCAGAGTTCTCAAGAACCTGGGTTACAAGTTGCGCAGCAGGGAGCGTGATCGGCGCCCGACACTTGAAGAGTTGGATCGGTTGTTCCAGGCGTTCGAGCGCTCATGGCGATCGCGGCCGACCTCGATGTGCATGGCGAAGGTCGCTGCCTTCGCATTGTTCTCCAGCCGAAGGCAGGAGGAGATCATCCGTATCCGGTGGGCGGATCTGGACGAGGCCCGGGGCGCCGTCCTGGTCCGGGACATGAAGAACCCAGGCGACAAGTGGGGTAACGACGTGTGGTGTCAGCTACCCGAGGAGGCAATGGCGGTCATCAAGAGTATGCCGCGGGCCTTCGAGGAGATCTTTCCATACACCACCGATGCGATTCAGGGGGCATGGAGTCGCGCGATCACTGCCGCAGGTATAGAGGATCTGACGTTTCACGATCTGCGCCACGAAGCGATCAGTCGGCTGTTTGAGCTGGAGTGGGACATTCCCAAGGTGGCTTCGGTCAGCGGGCACCGAGATTGGAACTCTCTTCGGCGATATACCCATCTGCGTGGGTCTGGCGATAAATATGCTGGCTGGGAATGGCTCCCGAAGGTCCTGGCGATGCCGGTGTCCTTCGGGGAATGGGTTTCCAAGAAGAAGTCAGGCCGCCGGTCGGGCTCGGTTTAGCCGTTCATGGTCTTTCAGGGCGACCTCGCGCTGTTTGTCCAGATACGCCGCCAGGTCCGCCAAGTGAATGCCTCTGGCAGCCTTCTGGCTGGACTCGATCCGCGTGATAGGGATCTGGATCTGTCCGGCCAGGACCTTCCGCTGGAACTGCTCGACAGTCAGGTGACTGAAGTAGTCGGCGCATACTCTATTCAGCGGGATGATGGCGAGGCCGTTGTACTGGGCCATGAGAAGGAACAGGGTATTCATCAGTAGCACCCCGCTTGCCAGGCGGCCAGCGTGCGGAGGGCTGGGAACACCTCTGCAGCGAGCACCGCGGCAAGGCCGAGGGCGGCGATGATGCCGAGTGCGGTCAGTGCTCTACGCATTGTTGCTCCCCCTCAGTCTTGTTGATGTTGGACAGTGCGTGGGCGCGCTGGTCGAACCAGACGGAGGTCAGTGGGCGGGATACGCCGGCGCACGGTGCGGAACCGGTCAGAAACTCGGTGGAGTGCTCCACGCTGAACTCTGGAAGGTCGACCACCTCGACGATGGGGCGGCTGTCTTGTTGGGTGTTCTGGCTCATGCTGCCTCCCTCATGGTTTCTTCGGGGAAGAGGGGGTTGGCTTTGAGGAGGGCGTAATAGGGCTTGGGCGACACCGAGTTGCCGCACATCTTCACTTTGGCCTTGTTGCTGAAACGGCGGCCGTCGTGCCCTACGTCGATCTTGTAGGTCTTGGGGAACCCTTGGATCAGGAACAGCTCCAGCGGCGTGAGCATCCGCATGCCGATATCTACGATCACGTAGGGATTTCCCTTGATCGTCACGGTCACCAGTGCGAGGCGGTCGCGGGTGGTGATGGTGGCGGCCGGATCTCGCGGATCGTAGGTGTTGTCGGACCCGTAGTACCCCATGAGGAAGGCCGCCACCCGCAGCGCACCGGCTTCGTTCTCCGGCGATAGCGTGCATTCCATGAGCGCCAGGTCATCGGCGCCGGCGGTTATCGCTGGGGCTCCTTCTCGGAGATCGCGGCCGGTGCAGCCGTTGCGCAGTGTTACTAAGCTGGCGGTCACGACGTTCTGTTGGCTCCCGCTGGTGGTCAGGGCGGTGGCTGGCTCCGCAGGATGGCGGCCGAGTGTCGCGTTGTACCCGCCATTGTGTTGCGCCAGGTAGGCGACGCCCACGGCACGGTGGTTTTCAGTAAGGACCGTGCCGGCCGGTTGTCCGCAACTGGTCGGTTTACCGCCGTAGGAAGGGCCGCCAGCGCTCACAAGTACGGGGGCGACAACGGCGAAATGGCCCCCTTTCACCTCGCTACAGATAGTTCGCGCGGGCTCGTTGGCTGGCATGTTGCGTTGGTTGCTTGCGTTGGCATGCTCAGTGATGAATGGGGCAAGCGTGGGCTGAGCTACAGCGAATCCGTGGCCTCCGGTGATGGTGGCTGCGGGCTCGCGCACGGACTGACCCCGGAACCCGGCGCCACCGTGATTCACGCTGACGATGAATGGATCGGCGTGATCGGTGACGTATTTCTTTACGCCCTTGCGGAGCCTGTCGAGCGTCTTCCTGACGAGGGGGCGGCGTACCTTGAATTTCTTGCCTTCAGTCGCGTCGAGGAAGATCGACGGGCACGGAATGCTCCAGTCAATGTGCGTAGCCACGGGAACCCATGGGAGCTGGTCAGGGCCTGGGGTCTTGGCGTGGGTTGGCTCTGGCCAGTTCAATGGGATGCCATCGCGGCGCGCGATGAAGAACAGGCGTTCCCTGGTGGTGGCGGCGCCGAAGTCCGCGGCAACGAGCTTGTCGTAGTGGTACTGGTAGCCCATGTCTCGGAGCAGGCGAAGGAAGCGCGCCCAGGTGCGTCCTTTGCGCTTGGGGTCCGGTATCAGGTACTGGCGCTGTACGGGTACGCGCTCGCCTGGTTCGGCTACGCGGTGCATGGGCTTGCCGGTGGTTGGGTGCGGCACCATGTCGAGAGTGACCACCCGCTTGGTCTGCGGGCAGCGTTTGGCGATCAGCGGACCCCACTGGAGGATCTGCATCACGTTCTCCATGGTGAGCATCAGGGGACGTGTTTGGCCTGCCCACTTGATCATCATCCATGACAGCGACCGACTTTCCTTGCTGCGGGGCTGCCCACCTCTGGCTTGGCTATGGTGGGTGCATTCGGGGCTGGCGTGCAGTCTGCCTACGGGCCGCCCGCGAGTTGCCACCCGAGGCTCTACCAGGCGGATATCTTCTCGGTAGTGCGTGGTCTGCGGATGGTTGACGATGTGCATGCTCACGGCATCGTCGTCATGGTTCACGGCGATATCGACGAACTCGCCAGTGGCTTCCTCCATGGCCTCAGAGGCCCCGCCGCCGCCGGCGAAGAGATCGATGTTCAGATATTCGCGAAGATCGAGAGGGAGCTGGGCCTGGTAGATGGCCTGGGCGAGATCGTGGCGACGGAAAGCGGTCATGCCCGTCCCCCTTCGGCTTTCTCCAGGCGCTGGAGGAGGTCGGTGTTCGCGATGCGCAGCGCGGCAATCTCTTGGTTCTGCTCGCGGATCTGCGCGCACAGCGTGCGGATCAGTGCGTTATCGGTGGGCTTCGGTGGGCGCTTTCCCCCCTCGACAAGCTGCGCGGGCGAGCGAGTCATTAAGCGAAGCGTGGCTATGTGCTTCGCGCCCCGGCGCAGCCTTTCGTGGGGTATGCGTGCCTTCGGCGTGTGCTGAAGGTTGGGTTGGAATATGCCTGCTGCTGCGCAGCAGTGGCTTTCTATAGCGCCACCCTCGGGCATCGGTTGGCGGCCTTGGGCGATGGCGATCAGTTGGATGCGACGTGCCAGGCCGCCGCCGCGCTTTTGCGCGGCCGGGGCTTGGGTGCTGTGGGTGGCGTGTGCCAGGGCGGCGCCCTGGTCTTGTGCCGCTACGCGGCTAGCCGGGATAGTAGTCATCGCGCTGCCTCACATGCACATCGGGGCGGTGTCGCCGGAGTAGTCGAGGTCGACTGACTCCCAGCCGCTCGGACGAAGGTGGTAATCGATCTCGCGGATCTGGTCGCTGATATCGGCCATCGTGATTTCCCCGCGTCGAGCAGCGTCCTCGTCCCACTGCGGCTGGGCGCGGCGCAGGCGGGTCAGGCTGTCGACGTGGTGGCTGCGGTGCTTCAGCAGGTCGTAGGTGGAGAGGCTGGAGTAGTTCATGCCGCCTCCTGCGCTTCAGCTTCTGCGCTCTGGCTGGCCAGCTCCGTGATGGCGAGCCGCTGGAGGATCGCGGCGAGCTGCTGTTGGGCTTCGGCGTCTGCGTTGCGCTTGGTGGTGCCGGTCTTTTGGAACTGTCGAGCGTGGCCGCTGAGGAGGCGACTGGCGGTGCGGATGGCGTCCAGTTCTTCGGCGGCCAAGTTCTGCTCGCGGAGGAGCTTCGCGGTCTCAGCCTGCCGATGATTGGTCGCGATGCTTGTCTCCAGCTCCGTCTCCAGGCGCTTCAGTTCCGCTTGTTGCTCTTCGTGGCGCTGCTGCCAATCCGCAAGTTTCTCGGTGGCCTCGGCTTCGATGCTTTGACGAAGCTCCTTCTGGTCGCTGATCTCTTCCTCCTGCTCATCTATGACCTGTTGCAGGCGCTGGGCATTGGTGCGCAGCTTGATCAGGTCGGTATGCAGCGCAGTCAGTTCCTGGCCGTGCGAGACGCGGCAGAGATAGAGCGCCTCGTCGACCGCCTGCTGTTGCGAGTTCTTCCGGTCTTTGCGGCCAGCAAGGTAAGCGGTGGCGATCAGGATCAGCAGCGCGGCTAGCGTGGTGGCCGCGAGAATGATGTGTTGGGTATGCATGGTGGTTTCTCCATTGGTGGTGGATGGCCGGTGGTGGCGGCCGGTGTGGTTACTCGTTACTGCCGGGTCGGGCATATGCCTCGTCGGCCTGCCAGGCTCGGGAGTCGATCAGGGCCGCAAGGTGGCGTACGTCAACGAACAAAGGCGCCTTGCGGCTGGGGTCCAGGGTGGTCAACGGGAGAGCTATCCGCTTGGCCTTGATGGCCAGGCTGAAGCTGTCTTCGTTGAGGTTCCTGAAGTACCTGGTGCGCAGTTGCTCCAGCGGGATCAGTACATCGCCGAACGTGCGGTAGAGGAGTTCCACCGTCTCCGGGCGTGGGGCCGGAGTCAGGCGAAGCTCGGGTTGGTTGTCGTGCGGAGTGCTCATGCGGCGGCCTCGTTGAGCACGGCTACCGCGTCCTCGATGCCGCTGGCTGCTTCGTTGAGTTGGTCGACGATCTCTTCCATGCGCGCTCCGCGGTTGCTGGCTTGCAGGCTCTCGGGCATAGCGTTCAGGGCCTCCTCCTCCTCGCTAACCAAGGTTTCGATCTGCTCGCGGATCTCTTCGAGTTGAGCGGTGATCTGTTGCAGTTGGCGTCGGCGTGCGTTGTTCATTTGGTCCCCTTCGGGTGGTTCCAGGCGATCTCTACGTGGGTTCGTACAAGTTCCCGTAGGTGTTCCGGCACCCGCTCCAGGGCCGCCCTGCGTTCCTCGATGGTTCGAAGGGCGACGATCTGGCGGGCGTATTCGCGGGGCCGGGGCTCGTCAGCCAACTTCGCGGCGGTCCGGGGCCGCTGGGGCGCAGACGCGGGGGATGCCGAGCTTGTCGGCCAGCCATGCCACTCCGGCCGGGCGCACTTTCGTCGAGTGGCTGTACTGCATGCCGAGTTCGGGGTGGTGCCAGGACGTTTCCTTTGCGCGCAGGTAGAGGCGGTCGCGGACCGGTGCGGCTGGAAGGTTGCTGCTGTCGAGCAGGCCGGCCGCCTTCATGCGCTTGATCAGCTCGGGACGGCTCAGGCCGAGGCGCTGCGCGGCCTGGTGCAGGGACAAGTCTTTCATCGCGGCCCCCTACGCAGCCTGGTCGAAACGGCGGCGAGCCGGGGTCTCGTCCGCGGTGTCCAGGCGGCCATTCGCGATGGACTCGATGTAGTCGGCCACGGTGTTGGCGTTGGACTGGGAGTCGAGCGGGAGGCCCAGGCTGTTCAGCGTGGAGCCCATTCGAACGATGACGTGGACCTGTCCAGCGCCGCGCTCAATGTCGAGAGTGACGTGGACTGCTTGACGGGTTTCGGCGTCGTAGAGGGCGTGGTTGAAGCGGCCGTTGAGGCTGAGCTGAGCCTTGAGCCGCACAAAGGACGGTTGACGGAGTGCGTAGGTCATGCCGCGTCACCTCCAAACGGGGAGGTGGCGGTTACCACATGACGGCGGCCCGAGGGACGGCTAGCTACAAGCTGGGCTTTGCCGTTGAAGATGACGACAAGGCAGCCAGTGTCGGCCTGGAGGCGTTGGATCTGTTGGGGGGAGGAGGTACAGGCCGGGTGGACGTGTACCGTGGCAGAGCGTTGCATGGTGTTACCTCGTCTCTGTGGTGGAGAGTCGAGGTAACTATGACTAAGGTTTTAGATGCGGTCAACAACTAATGTTTTAGTTCTTGGGGCGAGAGCATCTTGGGATGGGAGGAGCATTGAGCGGTCGAATGGTGGACCACCAGAAAACGCGGCCAAGCACCTTCATTTGTCTTTCCAGATATTGATCGAACGTATAGCTCTCGCTTGGATACTCTTCGTCGTTGTAGCTAACCAGCTTGAGGCCGCCCCCGTCGAGGCGTTCCAGAAACTTCACCCTTAGTTCCCCGTCTTGTTCGATTGCATACAGTTGGCCGGGGAGGATTCGTGTCATTCCGCAGTCAATTCCTATTGTTGCTCCGCTCAGAATAAGAGGTTCCTGGCTCTTACCTGTAACTGTGGCGCACAAGGCGTTTGACGGAGAGACGCCGCACGCACGTAGCGTTGCGTAGGAAAAGCGCAATACTCGGCCGGGCTCCGCCTGGACGGCGGTCCTGCCATGCCCAGCAGCAATCTCAACTTGCTTATATAAGGGGACCTCTACCTCATCATCATCCAGAGGGGTGTTGCTGTCCCAGGGGGAAATGGGTTCAAGGGTAACTCTCGCTGCTCTATCTGCATCTCTGTTTGCTCTGTGCAGAGGAGTAACGGTGGCGGGCATCTCGCCGTTCTCCAGCCATGCAACAGATATACCCATTCCTCGCGCAATGGCACCGGTCTTTCTGCTCTCGCGCGTTTGGCCTTCGAGAATCTTGAAGATAGTGGTTTGTGAGCAGCCCGCCGCCTTGGCGACTGCTGGTTGGCTCATGCCTAGCTGCTCCATCGCATAGCGGAGTCGTTCGGCTAGGGTGGGGAGTAGATCTCTCGGTACGTATTTCATCAGCCCATTCTAAGACCAAGGTTATAGGTTTTGTTTTAACTTTGGGTGTTGACTGGTCTATTCCTAAGGTTGTAGTCTTTGCGCATGTTCTCCACCACAGAGCTATACGCCATGACTGCAACGAAATCTAACGCTACCCAATGCCGCGAGGCACTGGAGGCGGTCCTCTCCTTGTGTAAGGGCAATCAGTCCGAACTCGCGCGCCGATGCGGCGTAAAGCAGCCACACGTCTGGAAGTGGCTCAAGGCTGGACGCGTTCCGGCTGAGCGAGTGCCGACGGTCGTCAGCGCCGTAGGCGGAGCCGTCGAGGCGTGGGAGTTGCGCCCCGATTTGCCTCAATTGTTCCCCCGTCCTGACTCGAAGGTTCGAGTCGCTGCTTAGAGGAAAGTCCCTATGTGCACTGACCCTAATTGTGCGGTGATGGTTACCCGCCGCCGTTCGTACTCTGCTCTGATCGAGGAAGTTCGTTGCAGCGAACTCGATCCCGAAGACCGAGCCCGCTTTGGCTGTGAGGTGGTACGTCGCTATCAGTCCTCGACCACTGAAAGAGAATGTGCTTCGGCACAAAGCTCTTCGAAGACGCTGATCAGTAAAGCAGTGTCGTTGCCGTTGTCACCTTCGAAGTCTTTGACGATCGCTTTTGCAGTCAGCAGACGCTCGTAAGTGTTGATAGCCGCCAGTTTCTCGCTGTCGCTGGCATTGCCATCTTCTTCCAGAGTTTTCAGGCGCGCTTCGAATGGGAAGGAGAATGTTTTTTCTTTGTTAGCAATTCTCATGGATAGCTCCTTGAGGTAGGTGGCCAGCCTTTGCGGGGCTGGAGTTGTGGCAAGTGCCCGATGTTGGTCGGGCTCAGGCCGAATTGTTCCGGAGCCTCTGGCGCCGGAGCAGGCCGACAAAACAGCGTCGGCTCACGTAACAAACCCCTCGCCACCACCGAGGGTGGGCCGGCAAGGCTGATCAGGTTGGACGCACTGCATGCCCAAGCCTGACCGGCCCTGCCATCCCGAACCAAGGCACGGATGCCTTGGGGTTGCCAGCCTCTCCACCACAGAGCTGCTGGCTGTAACGGTCGGGTGATCAGGGATGCCGATCACCCGGCCATTGTGGCAGATGGCGTTTCCACCACAGAGCGGCCATCTGCCTTGTGACCACCATGCAATGTGACCACGGCGCCTACTCTAACAAGGTTGGTGGCGTCGTGGCACTGGCAGTAAACAGGAATAATTGCCATGTCCCGACCCTCGTTCGCGGATCAGTTCGACCGTATGGGCCGCGAGGTGCTTCCCTTGGGCGAAGCGCTCAACCTCGTCGCTCGCAATCAACGCATGTGCCACGGTGGCATCACCGGCTTCGCTCACTCCACCGGCCGCAGCGTCTCCACCACCTCCCACAAGTTCGATCCCAGCCACACCAGCCACATCCTCAACATCTACGACGTGCTCGACTTCCTGCGGTACGTGTCGGCCGAGGGGCGGGCGGTAGTGCTCGACGCGCTGCATGCCGAGCTGGGCGACAGCCTGTGGTTCTTCGTTTCGCCGCTTCAGTTCTAGGATGTGCCGGCCAGCCTGATTGCCGGCGCCGGCGAGATCCTGCACACGTCGGCCAACGCGGCGACCACCATCGCGCGCCATATCGAGGACGGCCGCATCGACGCGGCCGAGCTGGCGGAAACCCAAAAGCTGGCGATGAGCATCATCCGCGCGGCGGTCGGCCTCTACGAGCGTGCCCGCTACGTCCACCAGACCACCAAGGGCGCCGAACGCGGGGAGGTGGCCAATGGCTGATATCGCGGATCACGCCAATGACCTGGTGTTGGAGCGCATGGAGGCGGCATTGGCTGCCCGAGCGCTGGTGGCGGTTGGCGAATCGGCTCATGAGTGCGAGTGCTGCGGCGAGCCGATCCCGCCGCGCCGTCGCGAAGCTGTGCCGGGGTGCCAAACCTGCATCGAATGCCAGTCCTTCAACGAGCGGAGGGGGCGCCGGTGAGTAACGAAGCCTTGGACGAAGTGCTGAATCAGCTTCGAGACCATGGAATTGAACCCTTCACCAAGCGGAGCCCGAGCTGGGTGTTCGGGAAGTTGGTGCGCTGTAAGGTCGAGAGCGACCGGAACGGGGAGGCTACCGGCTGGTACGTGCTGCACGAATACACCACTGCCAGCGGCAAGACCCTCTATTTCGGGCGCTTCGGCAACTGGCGGCAGGATCTCAACGAGAAATTCAAGCTCAAGGGTGTTCGCCTGACTGCCGAGGAGCGCGAGCTGATGCACGCGCGGCAGGAGGAGGCCAAGCGCAAGGCGGCAGCGAAGGCCGCCTATGCCGCCCAGCGTGCTGCCCAGGGCGCCGCGCGGCTGTGGGAGCGGTTATCGGAGAAAGGCAAGGCGCCGTATCTCGACCGCAAGCAAATCGTCGGGATTGGCGGTCGCTACGGTTACGGCGGGCGTTTCATGGTGCCCATGCGGACCCTCAAGGGGCTGGTGGGACTGCAAATCATCTACCCCGAAAAGCAGCCCGATACCGGCCGGGACAAGGCGTATTGGCCCTACGGCATGCAGAAGGAAGGAGCGTTCTGCCTGATCGGTCCGCGCCCCGAGCCCGGCGAGCCGGTGCTGATTGCCGAGGGGTACGCGACCGGCGTCAGCCTGCACATGGCGACGGGCTGTGCGGTCTGCATCGCCTTCGACGCCGGCAACCTGCTGCCGGTCGGCAAGGCGATGCAGACCGAGTATCCGTCTCGGCCGTTGATCTTCTGTGGCGATGACGACTGGAAGACCACCCGCCAGGACGGGTCGCCTTGGAATCCGGGCGCTCAGGCTGCGGAGAACGCCGCTACGATCCTCGGCGGCCAGTTCGTACTCCCTCGCTTCGGCAGCGAGCGGGAGGAGGGCTGGACTGACTTCAACGACCTGCACTGTGCCGAGGGGCTGGAGGTGGTTCGCGCCCAGGTCATGGCGGTGGTCCGGCCACCGGCTGAGGGGGCTGGCGTGACTGCCTTCTGCGGATCAAGGGCGGCGGCCTGGCGGCGCACATGGTGAACATCAGTCTGATCCTTCAGAACGATGAGCGCTGGCACGGAGTGCTCGGCTACGACGAGTTCAGCGCCAAGACCATGAAGCGTTGAAGTGGTCGATGGGATTGAACTGGTGCAGGAGCTGGACATGGTGGTTCAGCGTCTACATGAGGATCTAGCGGAAGGAGAGCCCGCGCGTAGCGGGCTCCGAATCGCTATCGGTCGTGGGTACGGCTGAGAGCGCTGTGCGCTGACGAGACCAAATCATCTACATAGAGCCCGGCTACAACGATGCGGCCAAGTCGTTTCTTGATAGTCATCAATCTGCGCGTCTTGGCAATGTCGTCGCATGAGTGGATAGGATGAGTACGCGGCATCGCATCAAGCAGGGTAAGCGTTCGGGGAGGGCATACTGCGATGCGCTAAGCTGTAATCCTTTAGGATTGAGGTATCAACATGGAATGCCACGTTCGTCCCGCTACGAGCAGAGATGCAGCAGCAATAAGCCGCGTAGTTATAGCCGCCCTGCGTGAGTCAAATTCACAGGACTATCCACCTGACGTGATCGCTCAGGTTGAGCAGAGCTTTTCTCCTGAAGCCATTACCACGCAGCTTACGAAGCGTAGGGTCTTCGTTGCCTTACTGGGCGAAAACATTATTGGCACTGCCGGTCTCGACGGTGATGTCGTCAGAAGTGTTTTTGTTGACCCAGCTCACCAGAGAGGCGGTATCGGGAGGCACTTGATGGATGTAATTCATACGACTGCTGCCGGCGCAGGAATTGAAGCTCTACGTGTGCCATCGTCGATTACAGCTGAAAGGTTTTATGCCGTGCTGGGTTATCAGAAAATCCGCGACGAGTTTCATGGGGAGGAGCGCACCATCCTTATGGAGAAGCGGCTGTAGGATTGTAACCGTCTGGCTAACAAACCTGACTTTTTGCTACGGCTATTAACTATGGCGCCCATCACATTCAAGTGGACGCCATTTGCAGCCTTACCAAGCGGATCCCACCCGCTAACGAAAATTTTACTCACGCCTTTCAGCGTTTCAGTGAGCAGACGCGTAGCAGGTCTTTCGGAAAAAATTTTAAAGCAGCACGTTAGACCAATCGTTTCTGGAAAAAGAAACGCTTATGCTGTGGTGGGAACTCATCGAGATGACCGAACTCGGTGAAACCATGTCGTTGGTAGAAAGCTGGTGCTTGGAAGTCAAAGGTATCGAGCCAGATTCCAACGCAGCCCTTTTCACGCGCGACGTCTTCCGCCATATTCATTAGGCGTGAACCCGTGCCTTGCCCCCTCGTTTCCTCAGGTATGGCTAGCAACTCGATAAATAACCAACGATAAAATATCTCACCGTAAAGCCCCCCAATGATGTCGTTGGTTTGCTCATCGCGGACTAGCAGAGCGATTGACTCCGATTTTGGATCACCCGCTTTAGAAAAATTATGAGCCCGTAAGGGTTTAAGGATAGCCGAGCGTTCATTTTCTCCTGGGTTGACCGTGATTTCGATACGAGCATTCATTCGCTAATCCTTGATATCTATACTGGCAGTAAGCGTACGGCCAATACACCTTTACTTAGGTTGAGCCGTATCAGCAAAAGAATCGATTCATATGTGTGAGGTACCGCCTCATGCACATTGGCTTTGGTACCGACATCTACTCGGAGACCCTCGTGCCTTGGTGAAATACCATGTGCCAACCATCTTCGTAGGTTTTCCAAACAGAGCTACGCATTGATAACGACTCATCGCCATTAGCATTTTGATGACGGCATCGGTACGTTGCTAACGCGACACCATCTGCAAGCACACGCAGTTTGAAATCCTCGATTGTCCTTTTGATCCAAGTCTGGGATTTTAGTCCCACGATCACCTCCGCTTTCGTCCAGCTTTTGCCGACAGCTCCAAATTCAACGAAGTCTTCGGCAAGCAGCTGTTTAAGCAGTCGATCATTCTTTCTCGCTTCCGGATCTAGCAACAGCTGTTCAAGCGCTAAAATCTCCAGACGAATATCCATTTCCCTCACCTACCAAGTGTGATTTATATGTGTTTCACAGGGGACAATAGATCACATAAGCTAGATCAGTACCCACTGATGCGGCAGCAACTGGCTGATGTCTTTCGGCCGTAACGTCGGCAGCCGCGTCAGCACCTCTTTGAGGTAGACATACGGATCATTGAGCAGCAGCCCTGGTTGAGGCCTAGATCATGCTGTCACGACTGCCGGGGGAGTAAACGATAAGGCCGCGTTTGAGTGGGGGCACGGCCTCCAGGCGGGCGGTCACTACCCCATGATTTTCCGGTATGTAGTGGTCAACCCATCCCGGACAGTGGGTTGAGTTTTTCTTCGGCCACCGCAGGTGGTAACCCGTCGTTGAATTGATGCGGCCTGATCCAGTTGTAGCGGTGCATCAAGTAATGACTGATGTCCCGTTGGGCCTCCTGCGCCGTCAGGTAACCCGTTGACGGGACCCACTCCGACTTCAGACTGCGGAACAGGCGCTCCATCGGCGAGTTATCCCAGCAATTCCCCCGACGGCTCATGCTCTGCTGCATCCGATAGCGCCAGAGCCGTTGCCGAAACAGGCGGCTGGCGTACTGGCTGCCCTGGTCTGAATGGAACAGCACCTGCTGTGGCCTGCCGCGCTGTTCGTAGGCCATGTCCAGGGCCTTGATCACCAGTTCGGCATCCGGCTTGGCCGAGAACGCCCAGCCGATCACCCGCCGGGTATGCAGATCCAGCACCGCGGCCAGGTAGTGCCAACGGCCTTGCGCCCAGACGTAGGTGATGTCGCCACACCACACCTGATTGGGATGCTCGGTCGCGAATTTGCGGTTCAGCCGATTCGGGATATCCGGCCGCTCAACCGTGGCCTGTTTGTAGGCGTGCGAGCCCGGTTGCTTGCTGACCAGGCCCAGCTCACGCATCAACCGACGCACTCGGAAACGGCCGATGGTCACGCCCTCTTCGCGCAGCATGCCCAGAATGCTGCGGCTGCCGGCCGAGCCCCGACTCTGGCTGAACAACTGGTTGACTTGGCTGCGTAGCGCCACGCGGCGAGCATCGACACGCCGCCGTCGAAGACGGTGGACGTAGTAGCAAGACCGCGCCACATCGAAAGCTGAACAGACCACTTCCACCGACTCCTGCTCACTCAACTGGTCTATCAGCGCGTACGATCGAGTTCGTCCGACATCAAGAGAGCGGTAGCCTTTTTTAATATCGCTTTCTCCCGCTCCAACCGGTTGATCCGGGCTTCCAGCTCCTGGATCTTTTGCTGCTCAGGCGTCAACGCCTTGCTCTTCGGGGTCACACCCTGGCGCTCCGCCTCGAGCTGCTTCACCCAACGGCGCAAGGCCGAATCCACCACCCCCAGCGAACGGCAGGCGTCGATATGGCTGTAGCCTTGGTCCAACACCAGGGCCGCGGCCTCTCGTTTGAACTCGGCGGAAAACGTACGTCGTTGCTTGCTCATCAGACACCTCTCTCACGGCGAGGATTCTCGCCTAAATCGGTGTCCGGGATCAGTAGACCACTACAAAGCGCCGGTGGGGCGGGGCGATTATCTCGGCTTCAATTTACGCTGAAGATAAGTCCTGAGTTTCTATCAGAAATTAACTTTAACTTTAGAGGGCGGATGAGTCTGGATTGCTTTCTATGTAGGCTGAAAGTTCGTCTTTTACCTTGAGGCCAGCGGCCTTTGTTGTGCCAGGTCCACTATGTGGAATGTAATAGGTGTCAATTCCGCGAGGGTCTTTAAGGCGTTGATGTGTGTCGAGCTCTGATGTCCAGGGTAACAATATATTTCCTTTCTTAAAGTCGGACTTTGTTTTTCCAGTCTCTAGATAGAGTTCTATTAGTTCTCCGGAGCTGTTGGTGGTGGTGGCTTTTCTGTTTTTCTTCAATTCCTTAGCCGTTTTTTCGTCAAGTGCGTATTTTAGGCTGTCGTCTAGGGAGTCAATTTTGTCTGGTGATACAATTAAGACTTGTTTTGCTCCTTTCGAAGCCAAGTCAAGAATACGTCCGAACTCGGCATCCCTTTGGATGTATTCTTCGCTGTGAAACTTCATTTTACTTTCCTTGCTGTTAAGGAAGGTCTGAAGTAACCCTGTATTTCCGGTCGACTTCAGCCCTCGCTGCTTTTGAAAGCGGGCCGTCGATCAAAATCGACCAGGTAACCCGCTCAGTTCTCCGTTTTTGGCCGCCGCGAGCACCTCGCAGCAGCCATTTTCCGCATTACAGGTACACTTTTCCTGCGGTAGTCAGCAAATGTTGGCGCGCCATCCATAGGTTCGACAGCGCGAACAGCGTCACCAGCTGAGCGGTGTTCTTGGCCAGGCCACGGAAGCGCACCTTCACGTAACCGAACTGGCGCTTGATCACTCGAAACGGGTGCTCGACCTTCGCTCGCACTTGTGCCTTGGCCTTCTCGATCTTGCGCTTGGCTTTGTACAGGGCGCTGCGTTTATCGAGATTCTTGTAGGTGCTGCGGCGTGCTGCGACCTGCCAGATCACTTCGCGGCCAGCATGTTCGGGGCGCTTTTCGACGCCGGTGTAGCCGGCATCGGCGCAGACGACGTTCTCGTCACCGTGCAGCAGTTTGTCGACCTGGGTGATATCCGCCACGTTGGCTGCCGTGCCTACCACGCTGTGTACCAGCCCCGACTCATCATCCACGCCGATGTGCGCCTTCATGCCAAAGTAATACTGGTTCCCTTTCTTGCTCTGGTGCATTTCCGGGTCGCGCTTGCCGTCCTGGTTCTTGGTCGAGCTGGGCGCGTGGATCAGTGTGGCATCGACGATAGTGCCCTGGCGCAGCGACAGGCCGCGATCCCCCAGGTAGCCATTGATTACGCCGAGGATGCCGGCTGCCAGCTCATGTTTCTCCAGCAAGCGACGGAAGTTGAGGATGGTGGTTTCGTCGGGAATGCGCTCCAGGCTCAGCCCGGCGAACTGACGCAGGATGGTCGTCTCGTAGAGCGCTTCTTCCATGGCCGGGTCGCTGTAGCCGAACCAGTTCTGCATCAGATGGATACGTAACATGGCCATCAGCGGATAGGCTGGACGACCACCTTCACCCTTTGGGTAGTGTGGCTCGATCAGGGCAATCAATTCCTTCCACGGCACCACCTGATCCATCTCGATCAGGAACAATTCCTTACGGGTCTGCTTGCGCTTGCCGGCGTACTCGGCGTCGGCGAAGGTCATCTGCTTCATGGAAAAACTCAGCTGGCGGGATCGGCGTATTTCAGCAGATTCGGGAAGTCTTTTTCAGACCTTCCTTAAGAAATTTGCTTGATAGTGCAGTGTCGAAATTACATCCCTGTGATGGCTGCTGGCTACTGCTAATGCATACAGTTTAATTGGCCTTTCAGTCCGCGAGAGCGGACTTTTTTTGCCCGGAGGAAAGCATGGGCACAGAAAACCAGCACCTGGCCGGTCGCAAGGGCGGCAGTAGCAAGCCGAAACAGCCGGTCGAGGCACCCGACAGCCTGCGCTCGGTCGCGATGGCCAAGATCCTGCTCGCCGTGGGCGAGGGCGAGTTCGCCGGCGTTCCGAGCGAGCGCGATATCTACCTCGACAACACCCCACTGATGGACCCGAGCGGTAACCTGAACTTCCCCAACGTTAAGTGGGAGTGGCGCGCGGGGGCGGTGGACCAGGACTACATCCCTGGCATCCCTGCCGTTGAGAACGAAACCAGCGTCAACGTCGAGTTGCGCAGCGATACGCCCTGGGTGCGCTCGCTGAGCAATACCCAGCTTTCCGCAGTGCGTCTGCGCTTCGCCTGGCCAGCGCTCCAGCAGCAGGACACCAACGGCAACATCGGCGGGTACCGGATCGAATATGCCGTAGATCTGGCCACCGACGGCGGCGCCTATCAGGAGGTGCTGCGCGAGGCCGTCGATGGCAAGACCACCACCCGCTACGAGCGTTCCCGCCGGATCGACCTGCCGGCGGCCACCAATGGCTGGCAGGTGCGCGTCCGCCGCCTGACGCCGAACCAGAACAACAACCGCATCGCCGACACCATGCTGATCGCCGGCTACACCGAGGTGATCGACGCGAAGCTGCGCTACCCGAACACGGCGCTGCTGTACGTCGAGTTCAGCGCAGAGCAGTTCAGCAACATTCCGGCTGTAACAGTCGACTGCCGCGGGAGGAAGGTCCAGGTGCCGAGCAATTATGATCCGGAGACCCGGGCCTACCTCGGCATCTGGGACGGCACGATGAAACAGGCCTGGACCGACAACCCGGTCTGGCACACCTACGACATCGTGACCAACGATCGCTTCGGTGTGGGTAAACGCATCAAGGCCTGGATGGTAGACCGTTGGGAGATGTACCGGATTTCCCAGTACTGCGACCAGTTGGTGCCGGACGGGAAGGGCGGCCAGGAGCCGCGACACACCTGCAACCTGAACCTGCAAAGCCGCGCCGGGGCCTGGGAGCTGCTGCGTGACCTCACCGCGATCTACCGTGGTATGGCGTACTGGGCCCAGGGCCAACTGAAGATCCAGGCGGATATCCCGCGCGCCACCGACGTCGATTTCGCCTACACCCGGGCCAATGTCATTGACGACCGCTTCAGCTACGGCTCGGCCAGTGAGCGCACTCGCTACAGCCGTGCCTTGGTCAGCTACGACAATCCGGCGAACAACTACGACACCGACGTGGCTGTGGCCACCGATAAGCGCCTGCAGCGGCGTTACGGCGACAACCCGGTCGAGGTGGCAGCCATTGGCTGCACCCGCGAGAGTGAGGCCCAGCGGCGCGGAAAATGGGCGATCCTGACCAACAGCCAGGATCGCACGATAACGTTCCGTACCGGGATGGACGGAGCAATCCCGCTGCCGGGATGGGTGATTCCGGTGGCTGATGCGCTGTTGGCTGGACGGGAGATCGGCGGGAGGATCTCGGCGGTTGCTGGCCGAGTGATCACCTTGGATCGCGATACTCAGGCGAAGGCTGGCGACCGGCTGCTCCTGAACCTGCCCAGCGGTAAGGCTGAGGCGCGAACCGTGCAGTCGGTAACCGGGCGCGCGGTGACCGTGACGACAGCCTACAGCGAGACCCCGCTACCGGAACTGGTCTGGACCCTCGATGCCGACGACCTGGCGGTGCCGCTCTACCGTGTGATGAAAGTCAGCCAGCCGGAGCGGGGTGTCTTCGAGATCACCGCTCTGCAGTATGAGCCCGGGAAGTTCTCGGCGATCGACACTGGTGCCAAGTTGGAGAGCCGGCCGATCAGCGTTATCCCGATCACCACAGTTGCGCCGCCGGCGAGCGTCACGCTGACCTCGCACTACCAGTTCGATCAGGGGTTGGCGGTCAGCACGATGACCATCGCCTGGCCTGTTGTAGAAGGGGCGGTGGCATACGACGTCGAGTGGAAGAAGGACAGCGGCAACTGGATCCGCCTGCCGCGTGCCGGCACCACCAGCGTCGATGTGACCGGCATCTACGCAGGAGGCTATCTGGCGCGGGTGCGCGCGGTGTCGGCGTTCGACATCACGTCGGTCTGGAAGAGCTCGATCCTGACCCAGCTCAGCGGTAAGACCGGCGCGCCACCGGCGCTGGCGTTCCTGCGTACCACCAGCGGACCGTGGAAGATCGGCCTGGAGTGGGCATTCCCGGCCAGTGGCGCGGCGGACACCGCCTACACCGAGATCCAACAGTCGGTTACCCCGGGCGGCAGCGAACAGAACGCAACTGCCCTGGGCTTGTTCGCATACCCGACCGACACCCACACGCTGACCTCGCTGGCGGCCGGCGCTCGCCTGGCCTTCCGCGGGCGGCTGATCGACCGGACCGGCAACGTCGGCCCCTGGTCGGCCTGGGTCGACGGTATCAGCTCGACGGATGCGAGCGAGTACAACGAACTGATCACCAAGGAGTACGTCGAGTCCGCGCTGGGCGAGCAGTTCTTCGCCGACATCGATCAGATGCAGGTCGATATCAGTGGCCTGCAGGACCAGATCGACAATCTGACCGATGTGCTGGCCTACGACCCGACGAAGACCTACGCGAAGAACGATATCGTGCGGGTCGGCAACCGGCTGTATCAAGCGAAGCAGGCGGTGCCGCTCAACGCCTCTCCGCCGAATGCGACCTACTGGGCCGACATCGGACAGTCGATCGAGACGGCCAACGGCCTGGCCCAGCAGGTGGCCACCAACACTGCGGATATCACCGAGCTCGACGGTAAGGTCGAAGCGGCGGCTTCGAGCCTGGATGTTCTGCAGGCTGCCGCCCGCCGGGAGCCGGCGACCGGAGAGAAGGCCGATGCGCTGAAGGGCTGGGACACCATTGCTCGAGCCGCCACCGAAGTCACCGTGCGGGCGAACGAGGACGAAGCGCAGGCGAAGCGGACGAGCTTGCTTGAAGCGCGGACTGCAACTGCGGAGGGGCGCATTACCACGGTCGAGCAGGTGACCGCGAGCGACAGACAAGCCACTGCCCAGCGCATCGACCAACTTTCAGCGGAGGTGGGTAGCAACAGTGCGGCAATCCAGACGACGTCCCAGGCAGTGGCCTCTCTGGATGGGAACGTTCAGGCGCTCTACAGCGTAAAGCTCCAGGCCCATGCCAATGGGCAGTCGTACGCCGCTGGCTGGCAACTGGGCTTCGACAGCGGCACGAGCGTGACGACCATGGCGTTCCAGGCTGATCGGTTCCTCTGGTTCAACAGTTCCAGCGGGCAGACCGTGGCGCCGGTCTCGATCGTCGGAGGCCAGATGTTCATCAACAACGCGATGATTCAGGACGGTTCGATTACGAACGCGAAGATCGGCAACGTGATTCAGTCGACCGCACTCGGTGCCAACGGCGAGCCGCTGTGGAAGCTTGATAAAGCAGGGAGTTTGACGATGAACAGCGCAACGTCCGGAGGCTTCATGAGGCAGACAGCGGAGGCCGTTAAAGTCTACGACGCGAACCTGGTGTTACGGGTACAGATCGGGAATCTCGACGCATGAGCTATGGCATCCGAATTCGAAACGCAGCCGGAGGGATCGTGATGGACCTCACCGGCCAGTCGGCGCGGACTGTATATCGACAATCGATTGGAGCGATCACAGGAGGAATGGCAGTGAGTATTCCCGGCTTTGATCCCGCTCGTGGTGTAGTTTTCTTAATCTCAAGCGGCTACCCATTTGGAAACGTCCCTTCCTATAGAATATCTGGAAATGTAATTACGTTTTTGCGAGACGGATCTCCAAATGTTACCTATGTCCTGCATGCGGTAATGTTCTCATGAGCTACGGTATCCTTGTTCGAGGGAACAATGGGCAAACAATTATCGATGACTCAAACCCCTGCATGCATATTGTTGAAGGTGGGGTGTATGGCGTTCAAGGAGCGGTGGAAATTGTTGTAAACTACTCGGCGCCAATTAATTCGCCCTACGAGCCATATGTATACTTCTGTCCTAATGGGCCTCACCAGATTTATAGATTTCGACATCTGGGAGGGGCTGGGGCTTGGTCTGGATTTGCGTTTTACCAGTCTAGTTTCCAAGATACCGACCCGCCGGTATATGGAGGAAAGTGGAAGGCCGCAGCAGTCATGCTACCCCGTATAGGAGGGTGGGGCATGCATGTATTCGATGCTCAGTCGCGTGTCATGTTCGACAGTAATCGCGAGATTATACGGTTTGTTGGAGGGGCGCAGGAGTGGGAGTTATACGCACATAACCCTAATTGGCCCGGAGGTATGCACATGCAAACATGGGCACTTCCATATCCATATGGGTTGTCCACCTATTTTCTGGTGAGTCATTTTAATCTAAAGCATATCTGTACTCTGGAACCCCCTCGTATAGGGTTCTTGTACAATTCCCGGGCCATGATTTTCGTCTCCTCGTTAGTTCCGGATGAGATCGGATTTAAGTTCAACTGGCCACTCATTGTTGTCGCGTAATTTGATGGAGGCTTAAATGGCATGGTATTCAACCGGCACCGTCGCGGTGACAGAAAATAGCCCGACCGTCACCGGCACCGGAACTCAGTTTTCTTCTAATGTCCGGGTAGGCGACGCCTTTATTGCCCCTGACGGGCGCCTCTACGAAGTGAGCAACGTCGCCAGTTCGACGGTCATGTCGATAAAGCCCAACTACCGGGGCAGCACGGCTAGCGGCCAGCCCTATGCGGTGGCGCCAATCCTGGGTTACGACAAGGAGCTGAGCGATCGATTCAACCTGATAGCGAACCAGTGGGGAGGGACGCTGGCCGGCATTCAGCCGTGGGCAACGGCACCGACGCCGGCCCAGGCGAGGAACTCGCTCGAGTTGCGCAGCGCCGCCCAGGCCGATATCGGTACAATGCTTGGAAACGCCATGCCGGTCGGCGCATTCGGGATTGGTTCTGAGCGTCCTGACCGAGCACCATCGATTCATCGTTATGCGACAAGCGTCGAGAATTCGATTCGACAACTGTTGACTCCGTGGCAACTGGCATTAGCAACGGATCTGTGTTGACGATCGGCTACGACGGATCCGACTTGCGAGGAGCGCAGATGTTTTTCGGCCAGGTGCCGGCATCTACGGTCAAAGGTCGGTGCGGGAAATTCTCGTCTGCCCCTATTTTCGAGTTCTACACGACTATAAACACGACGAGAGCAACCGACGGGACGCTTCGTGCTGCATCGCCGGTCGTGCGTATCGCCAACGTTGATGGGAGCTTGAGACCGGACCTCAACGAACTGGACTTCGAGCCTGCGGGGGCTTGGGGTGTAGCCAACGCAGAGGCCCGCGGCGTTACTGTTCAACGGCTCGCCGTTGGCGTCTACAAGGTCTCTGGTAGCCTGGGGCTAGCGAAAGAGGGCTGGCGCGTGATCGACCCTGCGTCTCCCGACGGCGGTCGCCCACTCGGTATCACTGACAGCGAACAGGCTGAGGATGGGACGGTCACCATCCGGCTCTTCAAACAGCGCTGGACACTCAGTGACGACGGCGAAATGGTGCTCGGGAAGGGCGCCCCACTGGATGTCCCGCTCAATAGTTGGATCGATGTCCGATTGTCGATGCCGGCACCTCCCGAGATGCAGCCCGAGACTCTATGACCAGCCCGCACTCTGCGGGCTTTTTTTTTGTGCCTGGAGATCAGCATGCCTATCACTGAGCAGCAACTGCTGCAAATCCTCCCGAACGCCGGCCCTCGCGCCGGCGTTTTTGTTGGTGCGCTGAACCGCGGGATGACGCGCTTCGGTATCACGTCGCCTGTGCGAGTCGCCGCGTTTCTGGCCCAGATCGGCCATGAAAGCGGCCAGTTGACCCGCCTGGTGGAGAACCTCAACTACAGCGCGCGCGGCCTGGCTGCGACCTGGCCGATTCGCTACCTCGGCGCCGACGGGCAGCCCAACGCGTTGGCGCAGCGCCTGGCGCGCAATCCTCGGGCCATCGCCAACAACGCCTACGCCTCGCGCAACGGCAATGGCGACGAGGCCTCCGGCGACGGCTGGCGGTACCGCGGGCGCGGGCTGCTACAGATCACCGGCCGGGCGAACTACCGCGCCGCCGGCGCCGGGCTGGGCCAGCCGCTGGAGCAGGAACCAGAGCTGCTCGAGCAGCCGGAATTCGCTGCGCTGTCGGCGGCCTGGTGGTGGGCCAGTCACGGCTTGAACGACCTGGCCGACCGCGGCGAGTTCGCCGCCATCACTCGGCGCATCAACGGCGGCACGAACGGCCAGGCGGAGCGCCTGGCGCTGTGGGAGCGGGCGAAGAGGGTGCTGTCGTGATCTCCGCCCGTCCTTTATCGGTCGCGCTGGCCTGCCTGCTACTGCTCGGCCTCGGCGCCGCCGGCGGTGTCTGGCTCGGCGCGCGGCACTACCGGCCGCAGCTTGATGCTGCGCTGGCGGATCTGGTCGCCTGCCGCGCCGCCAGGGGAGGCCTGGAGGACGCAGTGGCGGAGCAGGTCCGGCAGGTTGCCGCGCTGCGTCAGGCTGGCGAGCAGCGCGCCCGGGATGCCGCGCAGGCTGTGGATCGGGGACGGCACCAGGCCGCGGAGCAGTATGCCGAAGCCCAGCGCCTGGTACGTGAGCGAACCGCCGGCGGGCAGTGTGCGGCCGCCGAGGCGGTCATTGATCAGGAGTTGGGTCTATGAGGGTGGTGCTAATGCTGGTGATGGGCGCGCTGGCGGGATGCGCCGGCCAGGTCGAGCCTGAGCCGCGCACGGTGCGCGTAGAAGTGCCTGTTGCGGTGCCGTGCCGAGTGCCGGCGGTAGAAGTGCCGGCCTGGGCAGCGGCTGGGCTGAAGAAGAGCGACGACCTACAGACCAAGGTCCGTGCGCTGCTGGCCGAGCGGCGGCAGCGGATTGGTTACGAGGCGCAACTCCTGGCTGCGAACCAGGCCTGTCAGAATTAGGAGTAGACTACGGCCTTTTCCTACGGAGCAGGGCGATGCTGGTCATTCGATTCAAGGGCTGGTCGGTGAAACTCGACCACCAGGTGGGTGGAGCAGGGAAGTTCGGCATCTGGTCATTCCACGGCTCGGAGAGCAGCTACGTCCCAGACATGCAGACGATTCTCCGGCATGCAGCGATCCGGCCGGCGGAGCCGAAGGAAAGCGGCGAAGTCGAGGTATTCATCTGCGACGCGCGCATGCCGCAGAATGAGTGGCGTGCCATAGGGACGGGCGTTGCTGCCTATGAGGCGGAGCGCTGAGTCTAACTCCGTCTGGGTGTGGATGTTGAGAGCTAGCTGTTTTGCTAGTGGTTGCGGTGTTGTTGGCTACCGAAACTGCGCGCTCGAAGCACGGAAGGAACGCCATGGATATCGAACGGACGCATATTCACAGCCAGCACGGCATCAACTTCAGCTTGGCGATCATTCGCCTCGCATGGGCGGAGCGCAGCCGGCTGCTTCACATGAAGTACTGTCCGTCAGTGAAAGCCAGTCACGCGACTGCTGATCTTGCGGTTGAGGTTTTCGACCGGATGCAGGCAAAGGACCGACCTTGCATACTGAGGGTTTTTGTCTCGCTGCCCCTGACCCGAGCTCAGGCTGACTCTCTGAACCAGCAGCGTGTCACCGTTGCTGGCATGGTCGGTATGCTTGCGGGTGTAGCCGGTAAACGCATCAACACTTTTGTTGGAGTTGGCAGCGGCCTTGCAGTTCGTTGGGCGACCCAAGAGAGTCTGCCGACTTACCACTCCGGTGATGTCGTAATCAGCGTTGAAGGGGAGGTGTCCGGCGGGATCGGGCCTCAGCATTCGGTCAAGTCGGAGATCGTCCAAAGCGCGGGAGAGCCCGCATGAATGATGTCATCCAGTTCGCCATCTGGACTGTAGTCATTGTTGCGGTCGGTCACCTAGTGCGCAACAGGGAGGTCCGTAAGTGGCTTGGGATCGCTGTGTTTGTTGCGGCTTGGGTGCTTATTCTTCGATTCTCCTCGGTTAAGTTGGCAGGCTTTGGTCTTGATATCTTGGGGATTTGCCTTGGCATCCTCGGGGTTGACCTTTTTTTTCGACGGGACAAGTTCTCAAAAGCAGATGAATGATGGCGCGCAGGCCGGCCGAAGTGATGGTATTGAAAAACACTACGTCAGCCCAAGACCCTGCCCCCGGCTTGGCCGTCTGGTAATGGACAAGCGGTGTATAGCCGATGACGAACAGAGGATGTTCAAGTTATGGAAACGAAAAAACGTCGGGGCCGCATCTGGCTCTTCCACATCGTATTTTCCTGTCAGATATGCGTCGCCGCCGAGGTCTCGGACGGATTGGAGGAGCTTGCCCGTGGCACCGTCATTCTCACTGTAATGGGCACTTCAGCAACCGGCCACACAAGCGATCATTTCGGGCACAACAGCTATGCCTATGCCCGCGAGGACGCGGCAGCATTTGTAGCCTCAGAAGGAGCAATCTACGGCGTGCAACTGGAGCGCGCCTGGAGGAAATATCAAGCCGACACTCCTGAACCCAGGCTGGAACTGAGCTCCTTTGCTACCGGCCTATTGGCACGTAGTGAGATGCAGTGATGGCGGCAGCAAGCGCTAGGGCGGAAAGCTGCGATATCACTATGCCTGGCCAAAGATGGCAACGAAAGGATGGCATTCAATCGGGGCTTTTCATGTCATCCAAGCTCTTGCTGCTGGTCAAACTACTGGTATGCCTGCCTGTCCACGCCGGGATTGACCTAACGCGGGATAGGCAGGACCACCCCGTTATTGCCAGCAGTTTCTACAGTTCGATATTGCTGGCGACAACGACCATCGGCACCAGCGACCCAAGAGAAGGTACAGAACTCTCTGGAGACGTATCCAAGGAAATCAGCAGCTACGACCGGAAGCTCAAGCTGGCGCATGACGATGCGGCCGCTTTCATCGCTAGCAACGGCGCGATCCGCGGTGCGATGCTGCAAGCGGTGCTGGACACCTTGCGCCAGCGCGCCGAGCTTGCGCGCTACAGTGATCTGCAACTGGCGTTGGCGGTATTGACCTATCCGCCCCGCTAGCCGCTGGTGCTAGTGAAAGGGCCTATAGGAGATCCGCGGCTAGGATGACTTTGCTACGGATTTGCTACAGCAAATTGAGCTTATTTCGTATCTATATGATTTTATTAGGTAATTTTTTCTAGTTTGACCGATCCATCATCGGCGCAACGGAGAAGCGGCGTGAGAGGGCGGCGGGGGCGTTGGTCGGTTCTGGGCGCATCGGGACTTCGGTAGGGAGAGCGGAGCAGGGCGAGGGATTTTATCAGGGATGGGGGTTGGCGGGGGGCTTGGGAGTGGTTGTTCCTCGTTTATGGGCCCACAAGATGGAACCTACCGGCTCCTTACTGCGGCAGCGGTGCGGCTCGACATCTCCTGGCCAGTTGTTCTGCCGCCGGCCAGCCAGCAGGAGTCGTCGGCATGGATGATGGGGCCATTCACCCAGCATCTCCTTCGACGGATCTTGCCTATCTCGCAGCCGACGTCCACCAGTGCGCCTTAGAACTCTCGGCTTTCAGAGGGGAGAACAGGCTACTTCGTCTTTAGGAAAATTCTCAATTGAATTGATAATTACTCGTGTTTAACGTGTTGTGAAATATGATGCAAGTAGGGGAATGAGAAATGAGTAAGGCACCTCTAAATCTAGTTTCTACTACGATCTACGGCGACAACACCTCTATAGATGGGCTTGGAGATCCTGCTGGAGGTGGCACTGGAAAGGGAAGGCGTGTTCCTGGTGTCGAGGCTAGCGAATATCCATTTCTACAAGTCATGCAGGAAGAGTCAATTGTTCGTAGTGGAATTGAAAAAGATGGATACCCAGAGGTCAAGAAGAAAACAGAGAGTAAGATGA